CAGCCTCTCTTGCCCAATAGTCAGCAACAATACAAATGTCATTTCAATGATTGCCATTGCGAAGTTTCTCTATGTGCTGTTCAAGGTTACTGATTCTCTTTTCGTAAAAGTCCAGCGTCAGTTTTTGTTGCTGGTCATACGGCGCTCTGCCTTCCTCTATCTCTGTTTGTAGCTTCTCTAGCTCTGAGGCTATATGCTCTATCAGCATAAACTGCTCTGAATCAGCAGGCAGGCTACCCATCTCTCCTCTAGGCCACTTGATGCGGAACTCTGTGTTTTGCCCCAAGTCAGCCTTCATCATAGTGATGTTAGTCTCGATTTGATTTAGCCTCTCGATGACCCCGAAGTAAGCCCATGTCGCTAGGCTAGCCGCCATTACCATAGAAATAATATTTCTAAGCGGTAATGACAGTTCGGTGTTTTCGTTCAGCTTGGGCATTTACTTTTCTTTCCCTAACCAGATAGCAAAGCTACCTGTCAGAGCCCCAATAACAACGCTACAGAAGCCGCTAGCTTCGACTGTCCGACTGGCGATGTCCAAGTCGTACATATACCAATCAGCCACTCTGTAGGCCATTATAATCATTGCTAGGAAGGCCAGCCGAGGCATCACCTTCCACTCATCCATTATTGTTGCCATTTGCCTGTCTCCATTTGCTTAGATAATTCTTCGCTCCGGCCTTTGACTTGCTTTGCCCATTTCGAATCCAGCATCTGCTTTCCGGCCTCAGCATGGTCACCCACATCAAGAGCCTGCTTCATCTTCAGAAATTTATTAAAGTTGGTCTGCCCCATATTGAAAAGCATATTCACGATAACCGCCTTCCGCGCATCGTTCAGGCCAGCATACCAGTTGTAAGACTTGGCGGCTGTCATATAAGTATCCAAGTCATTCATCAGCAAAAACTCGGCCTCATGCTCACTGATGCCGACATCTTCAAGGTTGCGACCTATGCCGATGGTCAGTTTATTGCTGGTGCATTTATAGGGCTTTAGCTCTATGCCCTCATGCTTCTTTAATTGCTTTATAAGCTTGTCTACGCTGTCATTCATCATATCGCCTCGTCAAACTCGCCCTGCATCAGCTTGGAAGCAGTAACGCCCAAATTGTACATAGCGTCCGTCATTTCGTTATCGCTGGCCTTGCCCCGCGCACTCATAAACACCTCGATAGCATCACCCGTCTGAGGGCAAAAGCTAACGGTCACTGCCATGCCTGCGCCCACGTTGGTTGTTATGCACGGTCTGCGATTTGGAATTTGTCTCATTTATTATCTCCACTGCTCTAGCCCAGCTATCTGATTCGAGGTCTGTCGCTTCAAAAAATGTTGTATGCTTGGTGAACTTCTTGACGTTGATAGAAGTCACAGGCAAATACCATACCACTCTTTGCTCTGTGCTGACCATAGCCAGAATGTCATAGTCGGCTATTGTCGGCAGTCTTTTCTTGCCGCCCAGACCTGTTTGAAAATGCACTCGATGCTTGTGTCCTGAATCTTGCCGACTTGCCTGACAGGCCTTGACCTGCACCCGCATCATTTGCCCCGTGTCTGGATGCCAAGCTATAAGGTCAACAGCGTCCTGTTGCGCTAAAGCAACGCGCCAGCCCCTAGCAAGGACTGACGCGGCGGCTATATATTCTCCAGCTAGGCCGGATGTTGTTTGTGATAAAGTTACGTCTGCTACAAATTTATTATGCAGGGTCATCATGCGCTATAAGGTCATCCAGATAGAACCGAGCCTTCTTTAAATCTTCCAGCCCGTTTTTGTGATTAAATCTCCAGATATATTTTAGCACATTTCCCTGCACATAATACTTGTAATTGTCACCGAGCGCCGCACGGATAGCGTCAAGGCACTCGATGTTTCCGCTGGTGTAATGTTCGGGGTGATTAACTGGGTCAGTCATCTTGCACCCTCTTCATTAGCACTGCGTGGTTGCTGTGAGGATAAGACAGGTGGGAGACAATAACCCACCCGTTTTTCTCGTATTTTTTTATCTCGCCATGAATGACGTACCTAAGTGTCATGCGCTCAGACACTGCTCAATTTCCTTCAAAATTCGGGTGGTTTTTGTCCTTCCCCGCCCTCTTTTATCCAGCTTCTTTACCGCGTACATGACGGTGGTATGGTCACGCCCAAATGCCCTGCCCACTTCTGGATATGAACAACCCAGCAATCTGACTGACAAATATATAGCGATGTGTCGCTCGGTTGCGTTGGCTCTGCGCTTTGACAGCAGTTCCAAGACTGGCACCCCTGTGACTTCGCTGGTGACTTTAACGACCCTTTCGATTTGTTTATCATAGTGCGTCAAACGGGATTGTTTCGTCCCTTTCCCTAACAGACTTGATATAATTTTCTCTAGCACACTCATCGGTACAAAACTCCTCTCCTGCAAGTGTAATCGTTCCCTGATAGCGATAGTTGAAGCGGTTTCCGCAATGAGCGCAGTCGGCGTAATTGTCGACTGTTGGATAGCGCGATTGCTTTGTTTTCCGCTTCTCCCGTCTAAACACTAGAAGGGAATCTCATCGTCCATTGCCTGACCTGCACCATTGCTGGCTGGCTTTGGGTTGCTGAAGTCAATCTCATTAACACGCATCTGCAAAGCCTTAACTGTCTGGCCTTCCTTGTTCTGATACTCGCGCTCAGAGATTGAACCGATAACTGTGGCGCTTGTACCTTTCTTTAGGTACTCAGCTAGCTTTGCGCCACGCTCACCCCAGATGGAGCAGTCCATCCAGATTGTTGATTTGTTCTGCCCATAGCCTGTGTCAGAGGCGAGGGTAAAGGATAGCAACTTATTATCGCCAACCTCTTTGATTTCTGAATCACGGCCTAATCTGCCGCAAAATGTGCAACTGTTCATTTGCTTAATAGCTCCTGTTTCTTTTTGGTGAATAACTCCCTGTCATTAGCTGACAGCTTTAACTGCACCCGATTATACAGCGTCTTGAGGCTGTCCATATCGGGGCATAAGGCCACCTCATCCGCAATGGACAGGGGTGACGATATCTTGTTGAGGGGTTGTGCGACATCAGGACGCTCTGAAGTTGTAAAGACATCACGGTTTTTTTCGGTTTGCCCTGACGCCGCTTCCCTCCCTGCCTTCTGCTCAGAGCTGTCCGAGCCAGCAGAAACTGGTGATGGCTGAGGTGTGTCCTCGCCGCTATAAAGGTGCAGACCAAGCCCTGTTGCCATGCTGATAGCCTTAGCCATGCAACGCTGTATCGAGGCGTTAACCTCGAAGCTGTTGGGCTTTTGAATAGGCCGATTAGCGTGGTTCAGGATTGGCATAATTTCTGTGGTGGCTGGCTCATCCTTGCCCAGCAAGATAGTGACCTGCACATAGGCATAGCCCTGAGCGTCCACCATGTAGGGCAGATAGGTTTCGTCTGCCTGTTTGAATATGTGCTTAGTTACCATAGCGTCTGGAACGTGCTGTTTTAACAGCCGTAGGGCATGCGCCCAGCTAAGGTAGGTGAAACCGTTTTTCTTCTCGACAATTTTACGAGTGTCAATCTGTGACATGGTTGCGAATATGTTGCTCATATTTTCCAAAGCTCCTTTGCTTCTTCTTTGTGTTCTTCGTCCCAATAAAACGGGTGCTGAAAGTCTGGGTCTAGCAGACCAGCTAGCACCTTCGGGTCATCCGATACTTTTAACAGGTTCTGGCGGCGGATAGCCCTGCCGCGCATTTCTTCCAGACAAAACGCCAGATATTCCGGCTGTAGTTCCTCGCAGTTGTCGGGAGTAAACAGCACCGAGCCTGTTGCCGACACATAGGCAAGGCTAGGCTCTAGTCCTGTGGCTTTCTGATAAATGGATACTTGGCACAAATGCTCAAACTGTGGCTTGACTGGTATCGCCGCCTTAGTCCAGCCCCGTGTGCCGTCCTTCTTTACAGCACCCATGCGCGGTGCTTTTGTCTTTACCTCGCAGAAAGCATCAGAGGCGCACAGGTCTATGAATCCCATTACTGGTAGGTCTACACCTTCGAGGGACACCTCGACTCTGCGCTCCTCTTCTGCGCCCCCGTATCTCTCAGCCAATAAGTCAACGCC